TTCAGAGGCGCCCCGAGAACTTGCATCGCTTCTGCGCCACGCAAGCCAGCAGAGGTGATGAAGAACAAGGCGTCTGCTGGTTCTGCCCCTGTCTTACCGAACTCGCTTGCGAGATCGATGACGGGCTGACGCATCGCATCAACTTCTTCTTGTGCGATACCAACAAGGCCGACGATCTTCGACATCGATGTGTCAAAGTCCATCGCCATCTTCGACGCTGCAACACCGACGCCGACGATGGGAAGTGTGACGCCTAGTGTCATCTTCTTACCGACAGAAGACATCTTCTTGCCGAAGTCCTGCATCTTCGAGCCGAATGCAGCGAACTTGTCTTGCGATGTTTGAACGTTCTTGCGAAGTTTGTCTAGGTCTTTGTAGGCGCGTTCAAGGTCTTTGCCGTCGTACTTACCTGCGACAAGAACATTGACTGCTGGAGTTCTTGGCATCACGCAGCCCTATCTAGTAGTGACTGCACTTCACGCGCAGCCTTGTCCATGAGAGCGTTGATCTTCTGTCGAGGTCCGTCGCCTGCTTGCTCGATCGCGCCCCACAGGTAACGCTCTGAAGTGTCGCCCCAGTTTCGTGTGAGAGATCGAGCGAACGGGTCGCCGCCTTTGTCTCCACGGCCTGCTGTCTGAAAGATGACAGCAACAGGATCGTTCGAGTAGGCGATGACACGAATGCTTGCTTTGCGCACGACACCTCGACGCACACTCTCGTTACGTCGACGCACACTTGTCTTCAATGTGTTCTTCAAACGCATCGGACCGTAAGTGAAGTCACGCCCGTCACGCGCTAGACGCCAGATGCCCCAGTTGGTGAGTGCGATCGGCGGTGTCAGTTTGCGAGCATCTTCGAGAACAGAGTTCGCTTCGCCTCTGATCTCTTTCGCGATCGCACCGTAGGCTTTCTTATCAAGCGCGGCGAGAGCGTTGATGCTGTTCTCTAACCCTTCGAGTCTGACGATCACTTGCGCATGGCCTTTCGTTCATTGCTTGCACGCCATCGCAGGTATCGCAGCATTGTAATCAGCATGCGATCACTTTCAGCCAGCAACACACTTGGCGCGATGTGAAACTCATACGCCAAGTGAGCGATCATGAAGTGCTGGCTGTGTTCTCCAAAGGGGCGATCTCTGCTTCCTGATCTGAGAATGTCACTTCGTCGATCGTGTCGAGCCAGGCGTCGAAGTCAGCGTCAGTCTTCTTTCGACGCTTCAACGAATGCCAGGCTAGCCAACAGAGATCGGTGAAGCGCATCTCTTTCTCGAACTTCGCGACACTACGTTCGAACTTCTCTTCGAAGCGAACAAAGTCGACTGCTGACACGACTGCATCAGCAGTCGACTCGTCCGTGTAGGTCACCGTCAGGATCAATCGCATTGCAGGACTCCTTCTTTCAAGGGGGCTAGTTGTGTTGTGTTATGCGGTGCCGCGCGCGACGGTGCCGGAGACAGGCCAGGTCACAGAGAGCGTTGCGAGATCGCCCACGCTCGATGCGAATGGCTGGTACTGATTCACCAGACAGGTTGCGGTGTACGACGGATTCGTCGCTGACGCGCTCGCGCTAGTCGGCTTGACGACGACAGTCGCGATCGTGTTCAGCAGCGGGAACAGCGTTGCGTCGACGCTTGCTGCGCCGAAGTCTTGATGGAACTCGAGGGTGACAGATGCTTGCTTCAAGCCGCCGACGCGAGTACGCCACTCGCCACCGAAGGCTGTCGTTTCCACATCGTCACTTTCAACTGTCAACTCGACGCTCGCAAGCGAAGTCGAGAAGTCCGTGCCATTGATGGTCACGGCGTAATCGGTAGCCACGAACTTGGCCATGAGTGTTTCTCCTTATTGTGCGATGACCTGAACGACGAACTCCGCCGCCAGATAGGTTACTTCTCCAACTGCAAGTGATTGATAGTTTCTCATCTCTTGCACGCGCAGATCGAATGCTTCGCCGCCGAGAGTCTTGTCAGACTCGATGGCGGCTTTGATACTCGAGGCGCCTGACGGGTTGCAGTACGCATCGAGAGTTGTTTGTGCTGTGCGTTCGCTTACGCGTCCGACGATCACGATGATCACGAACTCGTAAGTGTCCATGCCACGACCGTAGGTTGTGTCGTAGGAGATCGTGCGCGGAATGACAACAGCGATTGGTGGGTTCGGTTGATCTGGAACTGTTGACGCTGTGCGCAAGCCTGAGATAGTCGCAAGGTTCGTTGCGATTCCTGTGCGCAGTTCTGACAGCGTTGTCACGCGACGCCTCTGTTACGAACGTAGGGTGTGACGAGTTGTGCGACATCAGGGTCGAGTCCTTTGCTGACTCGCATCGCACCCATCTCGCCAAAGCCGGCGATGCCTAATGGCGAGTCAAGTCGCTTGAAGATTCGACTCGCTTGAATGATTGCTGCTTGCGTGATGCTCGCTGGCACAGATGCAAAGCCGAACGTGGCTGTGATCTTCACAGTTTGCTCGCCGTATGCAGTCGGGAAGATGTAGTTATCGATCGCACGAATGCGAGTGTAAGGCCATTGCAGTCCATCGGCGACTGCGTTCAAGGGTTCGAGTTGATAGTCAGTTGCTTGCCATGTTACGTCGAACACTTGATCTGAAACGGTGCTTGTCTGCAACGTGATCGCTGTGCCTGCGATGTCGTCGACGTTGAGAACGTATGCGTCGACTGGCGCGAAGTAGCGTGTCTCTGTGACTGTGCCAAACGTGCGCTGACAGTAGCCGTCGATCAGTTCGCTTGCTGCGCTGCCTGCCATTGAGATCAGCGAGTCGTCCACGCTGTCCGTAATGCGCAATGCGGCTTTGATCTGCGCGGTGCTTGCATACAGAGTCATGATTCTCCTAGGCCCAAGTGCCTTTGTACTTCGTCAGATGTTCGTTGCTGAGAACAAGATTGTTGCGTCCGTATCTCTCGACTTCGCCTGTCGCGTTCGTGTCGTTGAAGTCAGAGAACATGACATGCACATGCTGACATGCTCGTGCGTAATCTTGTGTCCAGGTGCGTTCAAGTTCAATCGAGTGTTCTTTGCTCGTGACTGTTGGCACGCCGACTTGATTCAGAGTGTGTCGATCGTACACACCCATGAACATTCCGAAGACATCAGGGTGCTGACACAGACTGACTGCGTGATCGCGTTGCAAAGCGTCGTGCAGAAACGTTGCATTGTGTATGACAACGCTGTCTTGCAGTAGCCAGAATCGTTCGATGTTTGTGTGTTCAAGCACCCAACGAATCTTGCCGAGTTCGTAGGCGTATTGACTGACGAGCAGAACAGGAATGTCATCAGGCATGCTTGCTAGACAGTCACGCCACCAGAGTTCTCTGCCTTCGCTTGTGCCGATGACGATCACAATCGCGCCTTGATCTCTGTGCTGCTGATGTTCTTCGTGTACGGAAGATAGAGAAGACCGATGCCTCGTTCGTCGAGCCAGTCTTGATCGAAGTTCATCTGTGCGTAGTAGTCGCGTCGCGCCCAATCAGAACCGATCGCGATGATGTCTGGCATGACTCGTTCGATCGTTGATCGTGAGTCTGCACCGTCTTCGTTCTTGACGACTGCATCGACATAACTGCAGGCGAGCAGAACTGCTTCGCGTTCATGATACGAGCAGACAGGTGCTTTGCCTTTGTACGATTCGATGAACTCATCTGTGTTGAGTGCAACGATGACTTCGCCTATTCGACTGCATCGAGCGAGAAACGCGACATGACCTGCGTGAAACAGATCGAACGTTCCGCCTGTGTACACAATCATGATGTCAGCGCACCTTCGTAGAAGTTGCCGAATGTTGCGAGGCCTGCGCGAGCGTTCGCTGCTTGCGGTGACTTCAAACCTATCCAGCCTTCTGCTTGATAGCGATGCTCGTTGCGACACTTGTCGAGTGCTGCGATGTACGAGCCACGCGCCCACCAGAAGTTGCCTGCGTAGAAGTAGCGATGATCTTGATGCTCAGGCATAGTCGAGTGCAGATAGTAGGCGCCTGATGTTTCGTAGGTTCGAAGATCGTTGACGCGTTCACGCCACAGCGTCACGTTGTAGTACGTCATCGAGTGTCGCCATTGTTGAGCGAGATCGCTCTTGCTTTGTGCGCCTTTCGTGTGAGCGTAGAAGATCATCTGCCCTAGTTGCGCTGTGCTGTGCAGATGATCGAGCGTGACCTGCTCCCAGCCTTTGTCTGCTGACGCGACGATCTCTGCATCGAATCGCAGTTGTGAGAAACGCTGTGACACTTCTGAGCGTCGATCGCTTCTTCCTACGATGCCGATTCTTAGAGCGTCTAACTCGCTCAGAAGGCCGCATCTTTCTGCTGTCTGAAAGTGAACATCGAACGCTTCACGCCAATCACCATCTGCATAGATGTGGTAGTAGTGAATCAGTCCCATGACAGTTCTCTTCTTCGACGCAACGAGAACACACCTTCATCTCGACTGTCGCCATGCAGATGCTTGCGCTCGTAGTAGTCGCGATTCACAGAGAACGTCTTGTTGTTCTTCTCGCCATAGCCAGCGTTCAGAGTGCTGCTGTTGTCATGATGAACAGCAATGTCAGTCATCATGACAGTCATTCGATGATGATGAACTCTGCTTTCGTAATCGTTGTCCTCGAAGTAGGCAGGGTGCAGCGACTCATCGAACAAACCCACACGCTCGACAACACGATCGCCAAGCATGAACGCGCACCATGGTGGCGAGCCTGCTGACAGCAGCAACATCTCGCGCTGCTGCAAGTCATCAAACAAAGCAAGCGAACCTTCTGGCCATGTGATGTCGAAGTTGCAGATCAGCCATGATCGAGCGAACGGCGTGACTTTGATGCCGAGATTCCATGAACCTGCGACACCAAGATTCGCTGGCATCGCAAGCAGTGAGAAACGCTTGATGTGTTTCTGCCAGCGCAGTTCATCAGGGTTGACGCAGCGTCCGTTGTCGATGACGACAAGATGCTCGATGTCATGATCAATGCTGTCGATCATTCGAACGAGCAAGTCTGCTCGTGTCAGCACAGGCACGATCATCGCGTCGATCATGACAAGACTTTCAACGTTGGCCGCCAGAAGTGATCGAAGATGAAGTCTGCGTCGTACTGCGACGCGAACTCGATCGCTTTGTCGCTTCGTGTTCTGCCTCGATCGTAGGACTGTTGCAAAGCGTCAACGATGCTCGCAACTCGAGGAGTGACAAGCCATGACTTCTGCATCGCGTCCCACCATGGCTGTCCTTCGACTAGCCAGCCGTCGCCGCAGAGTTCTGTCTGCGCTGTCGCGTCAGTCAAGATCACAGGAGTTCCACAGGCCTGCGCTTCTATCGCTGGTATGCCGAAGCCTTCTCCCATCGACGGTTGAAGTAGAACGTCCATCGCTGTGTAGATTGACGCGAGAACTTCTTGCGTGATGCCTGATCGATGCGCGTACTGATCAACGAACGCGATCTTGTCATCAGGAATGCCACATGCTTGCGCTAGTTCGCGCAAGTTGATTCCACCCATCGCGCCGCGATCTTCTGTGTGCAGATACAGCACGACATCATCGTGTTTCTGCGCGAACATCGCGAACGCGAGAAACGCTTCAGGAAACGACTTGCGATT